TCGAAGGGCAGGTAGGAGACCTCCGCCCGCGTCACCGCGTCCGCCGCAGCGAAGACGAGGTCGCCCGCAGCCGAGACCGAGAACTCGCCCGCGACGGGAGCGCCGCCCGAGACGAAGGCAAGCGGGCCGGTCGCGCCGCCCGCCGAGGCGAATGCGCTGATCCCGCCCGCGGCCTTCGCATCGCTCGGGAGAGCGATCGCGTTCGCGATCACCGCGGAGTCGAGGAAGATCGGCTCCAGCGCCAGCGCCGAGCCGAGCTGCGCGATCTGCGCCCCGCTCGGGAGCTTGTTCGGGTTCGACTCGTTCAGAACGTCCTTGATGGTCCGTGCCATGTCCTCTGTCTCCTCGTCTCAGGTAGTGCGGCCCGCGGCCACGATCGTGAGGTTCGCGGTCCCGCTGAACTGGATCCGCTCCGGAGGCGCAGGGAGAGACCCGGCGACCCCGAACTCGCAGATGAACGTTCCCCAGACCGGGACGTCCGCTCCGGCTCCCTGGGCGCTCGGAGTGCCCGCGAAGCCGATCGTCGCCGCGCCCGTTCCGCCGAGGACGTCGAGCGTCGCGCCCGTGCCCGTCCCGACGCCGAGGAGCGTGATCTGCCCCGAGGTCGCGACCGAGGCCCGAGGCGTAGGCAGGCCAGCGAAGGCGCAGGCCGCGTTGATCCTCGCGACGACCTGAGCCGCGCTCTGGTCGCCCGCGAGGAACGTAACGGTCACGGGAGCGCCGTCGAAGTCGAGGAGCAGCGTCTCGCCGCCCGCGAAGAGCGTCGGGAAGATCCCGCCCGAGCCCGCCAGCTCGGGGCTCGCAGCGCCGATCCGAAGCATGATCGGCTGATCGCTCCGGACGTAGAGCAGCTCGATCGCCGTCAGGTCGCCGAGGAGCGAGAGGTCCACGAACGCTGCGCCGACGGCGCCAGGAGTCGCGATGCGGATCGGCTCCGCCGTCTCGACCGCGCTCTGGAACTGCTGCCCGGTCGCGCAGCGGAGCGTGACGCTCTTCGTCGAGCGATCCGCAGACCCGCACGAGGAGACGCAGGCGCCTCCTCCGATCTCCAGCACGCCCTTGAGGCTGATCGAGTCGGTCACCGACTCACCGCTTCGGAGGCATCGGGAAGCCGGTCGACGAGCCGGGCTCCGGGAGCGGAGCCGTCGCGTCGGTCGGGCGGAAGCCGCTCGTCGTCATCGGCATCCCGGCGCCGGAGTGGCTCTGGATCGGCAGCTCCGCCTCGGAGAAGAAACGCCCCGCGGGCGCTCCGCCCTGCGTCGCGTTCGGGTTCTGGTAGGGGCCCTGCCGGGTGTCGCCTCCCGTGGGATTGACGGCTCCGGGCTGATCGAGGAACGCGGGACGGTTGTCGGCCATGCGCGGAGCGTCGCACCGCGCATCGCCGAACGCAAGCGTCAGCGGAGGCGGAAGGGCTTGTAGTCCTCGGGCCCGACCGGGCGGATCGGCAGCTCGCGGAGCGGGCTGTCCTGGAGCCCGCCGCTGCGCTTGCGCTCGACGTCCTGGTGATTCGGCCGAGGCTGACCGAACCGCTCGGCCTCGGGGACGTCGGCGGGGAAGGGACCGTAGGTGTCGGCGGGGTAGCCCATGCGTCGATGGTAGCCGAGTGTCAGGACGACCGCACGACGCCTCGCTGCGCCCTCGACGTCGCCCTCGCCGCCGCGAGCCGCGACGCTTGGTGCTCCGGATCGATCCCTGCGCCGTCGCGCCTCCGAGCTGCCTCGATGCGACTCGGCGAGAGCGGTCGGGAGATCGGAGTCTCCTCCCACTCCGGGAGCCAGGGGATCACGACCTCGCGATCGTTCGGTCGCGCCGGAGGCTGCATGTAGACGCGCCCTGCGCCGTCGACGAAGGGCTCTTCGAGGCGCCGGATCTGCCCGTGGACCACGACCGAGTCGAAGGCCGTTCGGTTGTCGAAGGTCGCGAGGATCTTCTTTCGGAGCTGCGGGAACGCCTGCCGCTGCTCGAAGAGGCCCTCCATCCTCGCGACCGAGTAGGCCCGAGCCGTCTCGGTCCGGATGATCCTCCAGGCCCAGGAGCGGTAGCGGACGAAGAGCCCCTCCGGGATCTCCTCCTCGACGAGGCGGACGACGCCGCTCGGAGTCTCTCTCGCCGCGAGCGAGACCGTCCCCGTCGGCCCGCCGTGCCCGCAAAGATCGTCGACCATGTCCCGCTGAGAGATCCCGGCGATCAGGCCGCGCCGCATCCGGGTCTCGAACTCGGCGATCATCGCCTGCCCGTAGCGATCGACGCTCGTCGCCCTCTGCGCGAGGAGCGAGGAGTCGATCCGGAGCGTCCGCATCATCGTCGCCGCAGGGCGGAGCGCCAAAGGCCTCGCGATGCCCCGAAACCGGGCGTCAAGCGTCGCGAGGAGGCGGAAGGTCTCGGAGTAGCCCTCCGCGCTCGACGCGCTCGTGGAGGCCTCCAGGAGCCCGGAGAGATTCCTCGCGACGCGACGACGGACGAGGTCGATCTGCCGCTGGTAGGAGACCATCGACGCGGGCGTGAACCGCTCGTCCGAGTCGGCGTAGCGACGCAGGCGCCGACGCAGGAGGCGATCCGCCGCGTCGAGGTCTCGGAGCAGCTCCGCGTTAGCCGCCCGTCCCGCTCGGTTCGTCGCGGTGACGACGCGATCCGCTCGCCCGAGAGAAGCTCGAAGCGCCGCGTCGACCCTTGCCCGAGTCTCGGGATCCATTCAGGCCTCGCAGAGCGTCCAGGAGATCACGGGGTTCGCGACCGTGCCGTCGAGAGCGAGGAGGAGCGACCTCTGCCGGTCCTCCCACTTCTCCGCGCATTCGACCGAGCAGACGTAGAGGGGATCGCGAGCGTGCCGGAAGGACGCCTCCAGCCGATGCGAGCCGAACCGCTGCGAGCAGAGCGCGCAGACCCGCCTCACGACTCCGCCTCGACCTCGACCTCCGCCGTCTGCCCGCCAGGGCCCGGAGGGACGCTTTCGCGCTCCTCCTCCTCGTCCTCTTCCTCGTCCTCGTCCTCGGCTTCGTATTCCGGCTCCGGGCCGGGGCCCATCGCCTTCTGCGCGAGCTTTACCTCGTGCTCCGAGTCCTCGTGGATCCGGTCCAGCTCCGCCGCGACGTCGTCGACGCCGAAGAGCGTCTGCACGCTCGCGACCGACGTCTGCTGAGAGATGACCGGCTTCCCGCCGTTCGCGAGCTTCGCCGCCTCCGCTGCGGTCTTGATGTCGCTCCAGGTCGGCGCGAAGTAGGGGTTCCAGTTGGCGACGATGTCCGAGCTGGTGCCTGGGGTGCGCTCGGCGACGACAGTCCGCTCGCCCTCCTGCGAGACCTTCGGCGGGAGCTTGACCGGCTGCGTGACCACGACGCGCTCGCCTTCCTCGGTCGTCATCTCCTGCCGCGAGGCAGCGAGCGAGCGAGCCGCGGAGAGCATGTCCCGGAGGATCGGCAGGATCGCGAACTCGGTGTACTGCTCGCGCAGGAGGTCGCACTTCGCCAGCATCGGAGCGTAGAGGATTCGGAGCGCCTGGGCGCTCTGCGCTGCGCCGGAGAGCTTCTCGGGGTCGGCGAGGACGACGCCGCAGGCATCGAGCGCGTAGGCCCGCAGGCGGTCGAGGAGCTGGAGCGCCGTCTGCGTCGAGCCTCCGCGAAGCTCCAGGTACTCCGCTCCGCCCTCGGACCAGATCACGTTATCCGAGCCGCGCCGGATCACGCCGTCGTTGTTCGCGGAGGACATTTTCACGACGAGCGTCGGGTCGACGTTGCTCTTCGTCCCCCGCGAGGTCGCCGAGAGAAGCTGGTTGATCTCGTCGAGCGTGTCGCAGAGCCCTTCGTAGTCGCTCTCGCCGTCCGGGTCCTGGCTGTCCGGAAGGTTCTGGACCCAATAGAACGGGCAGAAGCCGAAGCCGTGCGCGATGGTCCGCGAGGGCGCGTTCCGCCAGAGGACCGAGGAGGCGACGTCCATCGGCATCGGCTCCCAGACGACCTCGACCCTCTCGTCCCAGTATCGGGCGAAGTAGAAGTCTTTGACGACGACCTTCCCGCGCTCGATCACCTGACGAGGGAAGCGGTAGGCTTGGATCGCAGCGCCGACGCGCATCTCCGAGCGGTCCGCCCAGCGAAGGACGGTGCAGTGCTTCGCGTTGAGGACGTCGACCCGCGGACGCCCTCGGACGAAGCCCCAGGAGAGGCAGACCGAGCCGCAGGCGCCTCCGAGAGAGCGAGCCTCGGCCATTCGCATCGGGAGCCGAGAGGCATCGCAGAGGGCGCGGACGTAGTCCTCCGCCTCGGGGTCTCCCGGCACGCGCAGCTCGGGGAAGCGATCCGAGCCGAAGAGGAGCGACGTCAGCCGCGAGACGACAACCTTCGCGAGGTCGTAGCGCGACGAGGGCTTCCGCCGTTTGTAGGGCACGAACCACCCGGGAGCGATGTCGGCCTCGGCTCCGTAGCCGAGGAACATCCCGTCCCAGTCGTACTGCTTGTGGTCGTCCTGCGTGCAGCGGTAGTAGCTCTCCTGCCGATCGATCGCTCGGAAGCGCCGAGTCTCGGCGAGGTCGAGGAGCCGCACGCCGTCGAGGAGGTCCATCAGGTGCCCTGGTTGATCGAGTTGCGCGAGAGAATGTCGCAGGAGATCACGACCGGACGACCGGAGAGCGTCGTGCTGCCTGCCACGAAGCCCAGCTCCATCGCAACGTAGTAGCCCGCGACGAATCCAGCCGCAGCCGCATTCGGCGTGCGGTAGACGACGCGGGACGCCCCGACGCTCGCGTCGTCGTAGGTGTCGTCCCAGATGATCGTCCCGGTCGGCCCTGCTGCGACGTCCTGCGAGGTGCCGTCGAAGACCGTGTATCGGAGCTGCCAGCGCACGGTCGCGCCCGCCTGATTCGTGTTGACTGCCTTCGTCCAATGAACGTGAAACGAGGCGTCGCTTAGGTACGTCGTCTGAATCTTGGAGTAGGCGTACACGAGGTCCGTGTCCCGCTGATAGTGGAGTCCGATCAGCGTGCCGATGATCTCAGGCTCGGGGCCACCTCCGGGCACGGTCGAGTTGGTCGAGGGAGTGATCCCCGGCGTGTGGATGACGCGGGACGCGCCGCGCAGCTCGTCGAGGCTCGGATAGTCTACGAAGGGATAGGTCGGCATCAGATCACCGCCTCTGCCACGCCGCTCTCGCCGAGCTTGATCTCGGTCTTGCGGACGAACCCCCTGATCCGCATCGACTGATCGACCGCCTCGATCTGCTCGACCTTGAGGTCGCCATACAGCCGCAGATAGACCGACTCGACGGGCTGCTTGAGGATCTCCACCTTTACCTCGGCCTCGGCGTAGATCGCCTCCGGCTCGATGAAGCGGACGTATTCGAGGTCGAGCATCACCGCACTCCCGGCGCGTACTGCGAGAGATAGATGTAGTCCACTTCGATCTCGCGGTTTGCTGCGCCCGCGCTCTTGAAGACCTTGACGGCAGGCGTGAGCGTCGCCGACGCGAGAGGATCGACGACTGCTGGCAGAGCGGTCGCTCGTGGCGTTGCGTCGCCGGGGCTCGGGCTCGCGACCGACCAGACCGCGCCCGCATCGGAGGAGTAGTCGAGCCGCAGTCGCGTCCATTGACCCGCGACTGCGGGCACCGGGACCGAGACGAGATCAACGCCACCGATGCGGAGGATCGCCGTCCACGCACCCGAGAGGTCGAGCCTCCATCCGATCTCCGCTGCGCCCGTCGCGAGCACCGTCGAGTCTGCGAGCCCCACGAAGGCAAGGTAGTTTTCGAGCGCAGTCGGGAGCGTCGGCACGCGCACGAGCGCCTCTACCGTCAGCCGACCGAGCGGCACGCCCGCTGGCAGGCGCATCCTTGACGCGCCGCGAGAGAGCGCCACGCGCCCCGTAGCCGTCGTGCCCGTCGCGACCCGCACGACGCCGGGATGGATGAGATCCCCGGCAGGAGGCACGACGGCGAAGACGCCTGCGCTCGCTCCGGTCGGCGCGACCGTCCATCCAGTCGAGCCGACGCCAGAGATCGAGATGAAGTCCTCGCTGATGATCCAGCCGTTCGCCGCAGAGCAGACGAGAGGATCGTCGTAGTACACGGGCTGGCTCATAGGAGCCGCCATACGCCGAGCCCGCCGAGCGAGACGAGCATCTGCGACCGCTGCGGCAGCGCGAGAGTGTATGTCGGGCTGTCGTCGATCAGGTCGCCCAAGGCCGCGTTGATCTTCAACGCGCTCCCGTCAGTCGGAGCGAGGCATAGAACCAGCGAGCCGCCCGCGTCGCGAGCGGGCGGTAGCTCCACCGCTCCTCCTGTCCCGTCCGCGATGGAGAAAACCTCGCCGGGGCGCAGCGTGTCGCCCGCCGCGCCGTCGTAGCGGTATCCGAGCGAAAGGCCTCGGACCGGAGCGGGGATGTTCGCGGGCATCTCAGACCACCCACCAATCGGAGCCATCCGAACGGAACGAGAGCACCGAGTACGCGCTCGCGGGGAGCACGTAGCTCGCTGCGCCGTCGATGTTGCCCGATGCCGCAGAGACGGTGATCGCGTCGATCACGTCGCTCGTGGTTTTCTTCACGGTCGTTGTCTGCCCCGCGCAGGTGCTCGGAGCGATCAGCGTCACCGAGATCCCACCGACGCCAGTCGGCGCGACGCGCACTAGCTCGTCGCCGCGCACGCACGAGTAGGAGCCGCCAGACGCGACCGGAGGAGTCGCGATCTGCCCCGCGTACTGCGAAGCGAGGGCCGCGTACATCACCTGCTCTTGCTGCAGGACGACGCTCCCGCTCCAGCCCGAGAGGGCTGGCGTGTCGGCGTTGACCGCGAGCTGATAAACGAGCGTTCCAGTCCCGACGATCCAGTCGTCGGGGATCGGTGCGAGAGAGACCGGAACGACGCAGAGGATGGTGTCGCCCGCAGACCCTTGGATGATCGGCGCAGTCGGCGCCGGGACCGCGCTCCAGGAGACCGACTCCAGGGCGAGGACGCACGTGGTTCCGCCTCCCGGCGTCACCCACGCGGGGGCGGTTCCGGTGTTGTAGACGACCGCCGCGAGGCCCACGACGAGCGCATGGACGCCGGGCGTCGCCGAGAAGGTCAAGCTCTCGCCCGCGATGGTCGGCTGGACCTCCAAGATCAAGCCGTCCGTGACTTGCGCGAGGTTGTCCAGCGTCGCGCCGGTCGGCACGGTGAGCCCCGTCAGGCCCGTCACCAGCTCGGGAGCGCGGAGGACTCCGCGACGGAGATCCCACACGCCGGGAGGCACCGTCGCCACGCCGACGATGGTGATCGTCGGCGTACTGCCCGCGGGCTGTAGCGCGATGGTCGCGAGCATGTCCGCCCAGACGTTGTAGACGTTCTCGGCGGGGTTCTGCGTCAGAGAAGGCCCGAAGAAGTAGTTGAATCCTTCGATGGCGGGCACCCATTCGGTGCCATCGTAGGAGAGGGTGAAGCCGGGGCTCGGGGCGGTCGCGCTGATGGCGGTGCCTTGGATGCCTACGACGCTCGCGCTCTGCGATCCGGTGCCGGGGCCAGCCGTTACATCGCCAGTCAGCTCGGTGATGCCGCCGCTCCCTCCGCCTCCGATTGCTCCCGCCGCGAGGAGGAGGGCCGTGAGGTCTCCTGCGCTGTCCGGGACAGCGGGACGGCTCCCTCGCGCAGCGAGGAACGCCGACCGCGATGCGGACATGGTCGCCGGGTTGTAGAGGACTGCCGCAAGGCCCGCGGACTGGAGCTGCGGGAGATCGATCGTCGCAGCGTCGAGGAGGGAGCCTGCGCTCGCCGAGAACGAGCCCGCCGCGAAGTCTTCGAGGACGAGGTAGAGCACGATCAGCCTCCCGACCCGCGGACGATCCGCGTCTGCGTGAGCGTGTCGGCGGTGACGCGCAGGTAGAGCGTCCCGAGAGCGAGCGGGACGTTGCTCGCGAGCCCGTAGAGCGTCCCGCCCGTGAGCGTGATCGCTGCCTCCAGGAGGTAGAAGCGCCGCTCGGAGAGGCCCGCCGTCGGATCGTCCGCTCCGGGGTCGACGTCGCTCCCGTCGTCGAGGACCCAGGCGTCGAGCGTCACCGTCTCCGCCGCGGGCGCGTCGAGGACGAGCCACGCAGGGACGACGGTCGGCTGGCTCGCCGGGTACTGCCGCCCGAAGCGAGCGAGGAGCGCGTCGGGGACGAGCCCCGGAGACGCAGCGGGATCGGGGCCCACGATCGCGGGCTCGACGGTAGCGGACGCGGGAAAGAGCATGGCCGCGAGGGTAGCACCGGGAAGCGGGTCGAGGCTACGGTCGCAGACGAGGAGCCGCGTCGGGGCCACGCTCCCAGCGGACGCGGTCGACGACCTCGGTGCTCGGCTCATAGAGGCCTGGGAGCCATCGCTGCGCCCGGTTGCCCGTCGTGTGCTCGCGACCCTTTACCCTCGCTGCCGGGTGCCACCCGGCAGCGAGATAGCAGGCGCCCGCCTCGTCGATCCGCGTGTAGGAGACGAGCCTCCGCACGCCGCACGCTTCCGCAGCTCGACCGAGTGCGCCGAGGAGCCGCGAGGCCGCGTAGCGTGGCGCGTGCGGGCCGACGCAGAGACGAGTGACCTCCCAGGTCGTCCGGACGTCGAGCGGGCCTGCCACGGGCCTCCCAGCGACGACGCAGGCGACGAGCTGCCCGTCCTCGTTCATCCATCCGAGCGCGAGCTTCTCGCCCTGGTGCGGCTCGTGATGGGAGTGCCACTCGTCGACCATCCTTCGGGCCTCCTCCCTCGTGATCGGGACGATCATCGGGCCTGGAGGTTGTGCTGCCCGAAGACCGTCGGAGCGAAGCTCCGCGCTCCCTCGCGAGCGAACCACGACGCCATGAGCCGATCGCCCGTATGCGCCTCGGGCGAGTAGAAGAGCATCTCGCGCATCCACTCCCGAGCTTCCTCGGGCACCTCGTCGCCCTTCGGGCCCGTCGGGACGATCCAGAGCCCTTGACGCATCTCGATCGCGAGGCTCTCGACGCCGAAGTGCTCGTCGTACTTGTTCTTCCCCGTGAAGAACGGGCGCACGGGCAGGGCGCGGTCCGAGGCGAACTGCACGAGGAACCGCTGCGCCGCGTTGCTCTCGACGAGGATGTGGCTCTGGTAGCGGGCGTGAATGTCGAAGAGCCGCTGGAGGATCTCCGGAGCGGTCCAGCGCCCGCTCTGGATCTCCAGGACGACGCGACGACGGCGACCGACGGGCTCCAGGCCGATCGTGAAGAGCACCGAGAGGGCGTCCGCCTCGCTCTCGCCGACGCCGAGGTCGACGCCCGTAAAGCAGGGCCACACTCTCCCGTTCGTCGAGGGCGCTCGACGGTACGGGCCCCAGCCCTTGCCGCCGTCCACCATCGAGTCGAGCCAGCTCTGCTGGAAGCGGCTCTGCGCGTCGGTGCGGACCGCGCAGAGGTACTTCCGGGCGAAGTTGATCGGCGTCGTCGACTCGTAGACCGAGCGGAGGCGCTCGACGGGGAAGGCCTCGGGCCAGAGAGGGCGCCACTCGCTCTGAGGGTCCTCGGGGTTCAGCACCGCCGAGTACCGGGCGCTCGCCCAGCCTGCGCGCTTCGCGAGGCGATGCCCGAGGTCCTCGGTCGACCATGGCGTGTTGATGAAGTGGAGGAAGCCGCCCTCGGTCAAGCGGGTGCTGATCGTCGAATCGAACCACTCCTCCAGCTTCCCGAGCTGGTCGGCGGTCCGCGTGTTCTCGAAGTCGAGGACGTCGTCGAGGATGACGCCGTCGAGACGCGAGCCGACGACCGGGCCTCCGACGCCGAGCGCCTGGACGCTCGGATCCTTCGCGATGGTCGGGCGGTCGACCGTGATCGCCGTCTGGTTCCAAGGGTCCTCTTCGTTCGGGCTCTGCCGGAGGTGCGGGAAGACCTCGTGGAGGCGCTCGTTCCGCTCGATGTGGGCCTTGATCGCAGCGATGAGCTTCTGCCCCTGCTGAGAGGTGTTCGAGACGAGAGCGAGCCGCAGCGTAGGGTCGCTCCCGAGGAGCCAGAGGACGCGCCCGATCGCTTGCTGGGTCTTCCCGTGCTCGACGGGAGCCCAGAGCACCGCTCGCTTGTGCGCGTCGAGGAAGGCCTGCCACTCGATGTGGTGCGCCGCGTTCCGGAGCCGCTTCCCGGTCTTCTCGTGCGCGATGACGTACTCGATGAACGCCGCAGCGGAGCGCCGACAGCTCCGGAGGAGTAGCTCCTGCCGCGCCCTTGCCCGAGCTGCCCAGCTCACCCGACGTCCTCGGGCCAGCGACCGTGCTCGACGAAGTGCCTGAGATCGTCCTCCGACCTCGTCGCGAAGCCGTCCTGCGGCCCTGCGTGCCGCGTGACGGTCTCCGTCTTCTGCGTCCGGACGAGTCCGACCCGGTCGAGGATCGAGTCTGCCGCAGCGAGGCGGACCTTGCTCTCGTGGCTGCCGACGATGGCCTGACCGAGCGCACCGATTGCAGCGTCGGCGAGAAACTCCAGCCTCGCACGGGCTCTGGCGACCCTCGCTTCCCGAGCCTCGCGCACCGCTGCCTGGGCCTCTTCGGTTCGGAGCGTATCATAGACGGTCCGCTCCGCCGTCTGGAGCCGCTCGCCGATCTGCCGGTTCGAGAGCCCGTCCGCCGCGAGAGCGACCATCGCCTCTCGCTTCTGGTGGCTCACCTTCGTCGCTCGCTTCGTCACTTCTCTGCCTTTCTCCGGCCTACTGCCGGGAGCACCGTCACGCGCTGCATCCACGCTCGGAGGTCGCGCTCGCGGAAGCGGACCGACCTCGGACCCATGCGGATCACGGGAGGCCCGACGCCGCGATGGATCCGGACGCGGAGGCATCCGACCGACACTCCGAGGAAGCGCGCCGCCTGCGCGTAGTCCAGGAGCTGCTCGTCCGGGTCCGGGAGCGTGAGCTTCATCTCGGAGGGATGTAACGCGGTGAAACGTCCCGCAAGCGAGATCCCGAGGGTTTCGCGCAGGAAGGCTCGGGCGGAGACCAATAACTTCGGATCGGCGTAGGAGGGGCACCGACCGCTCGGGAACGGGATCGAGGCGACCCGGAGCGTCCGCCCTCCGACCTCGACCTGGGTCCATCGGAGCCGGTAGAGCTGCGAGTCGACGCCGAAGGCCTCGGCGACTCTCCCGCCGCAGAGGACGAGCGGGTGCTCCGAGACTCTCCGGGCGAGGGCTGCTGCCGCCTCACGGAGGGCCCGTAGGCGCTCTCCAGGCCGGTCGACGAGGTGAGCGCCCTCTGCCAGCTCGAAGAGGGCTCCTCGGCCCTCCAGGCCCGCCAGATGCGCGAGCCTCGTCCCGCTCTGTCCCTCCCACGGTCCAGCCCAGGGAGCGCCCGGAGGAGGATGCTCGCCGACGAAGACCGGGAGGAGGGTCACGCTCTCTTGCCGCCGTGGCGGTACGGGCGCAGCTCGTTGTACGCGTGCTTGCGCTCGATCTCCGCCTCCAGGTCGATCCCGAGGGCGCCGCAGAGGTCGAGGAGGCGGATCACGGCGTCGGCGACCTCGACGCCGAAGCCCTCGGGCTTCCCGGTCGGTCCGAGGTACGGATCGAGCCTGCCGCTTCGGTACTCCTCCAGAGCCTCGGAGACCTCGGAGTGGACGAGGCAGAGCGCCTCGGGGATCCGACGGACGGGATCGACGGGCTCTCCGGAGTCGGGGTCGGTCCACCAGCCCTTCGCCTTCGCGAGGGAGTGGATCTCTTCCTGCCAGCGAGCGAGGGGCTTCACGACGTCTCCTCTGCTGCCCCTTCGAGGCGTGCCTTCTTCCCGGTCAACGTCTCCCATCGCTTCACGATGGCGTCGCAGTAGGCGGGACTGATCTCCATGCCGTAGCACTTGCGCCCGAGCTTCTCGCAGGCAATCAGCGTCGTTCCAGAGCCCAGGAACGGGTCGTGTACGTCGCCCTCGTGGTTGCGGATCGGCCTCTCCATGCACTCGACGGGCTTCTGCGTTGAATGACCACCATCGACGTTGCGATCCAGGTTGATCTCCCAGAGCGTCGTCTGCTTCCGATCGCCAATCCACCCAGCGGTCTTCCCTTTGCGGACCGCGTACCAGCACGGCTCGTGCCTCCAGTGATAATGACCTCGGCTGATCGGGAAATTTGATTTAGCCCAGATGATCTGAGACCGCATCTCGTAGCCAGCGGATTCGAGCGACGACTGCACCCTGCTGGCATGCCAGGCTGCATGCCAGCAGTAGACCACATGAGCCGGGGACAATGACCATGCCTCGGACCAGTCGACGCGATCGTCGTTCGTCACCTCGCCTATGCGGCGATCCGCATAGGCGAGGTGACCGGCCTCTGCGGCCTCCGATCTCCATCCTGGATCGTACTCCACGCCATACGGGGGGTCGGTGATCATCAGTGACGGTTCTGCGCCGCCCATCAGCTTCTCGACATCCTCTGCCTTCGTCGAGTCGCCGCAGAGCAGCCGGTGATTCCCGAGAAGCCACAAGTCCCCAGGCTTCGTAGTCGGCTCCGCTGGAGGCTCTGGAGTCTCGTCGCGAGACATATCCAGGGCCGCGGACGCCTCGACCTGGAACTCATCCGGATTCCAGCCGAGGGCCGCGATCTCCGCCTCGCTCTCCGCACACTCTCGCAGGGCCTGACGCAGCGCCTCGTCGTCCCACTCCGCAAGCTCCGCCGTTCGGTTGTCGCGCAGCGCGTACCGCGTCGCCTCCCGGTCTCCCTCGTCGACGACGACGACCGCGAGGCGCTCCCAGCCGAGCTTCCGCGCAGCCTCCAGCGTACCGTTCCCGGCTCGGACGACGAGCCTCTCGCCGACCTTCTGCGCCACGATCGGCTTCCTCTGCCCGTGCTCTCGCAGGCTCTCCGCGATCGAGTCGACGTTCCGCTGGTCGTGCCTCCTCGCGTTCTTCGGATCCGGGGTCAGCGCCTCGACCGGCATCGCGAGACTCGCGAGCTGCGGGTGGATCTGCTCTCGACTCACGCTCTCTCCTCTCATGGGCGCAGCCTCCAGACCGGCTGCCGCCGCTTGTGCGAGCCCGTCTGGGCCCATCCCGTCTGCTCCCAGCTCTTGCCGCGGAAGACGCAGCCCATGAAGCGCCGGTCGACGTCGTCGAGCATCTCCCCGTAGCCGCGGGCCCGCATCTCCTGGAGGACGCCCGTCGCGGTGACGAAGCCGTGCTGGAGCGCCAGCGAGCGAGCGACGCCGCGAGCAAGCTCGACGACCTCGCTCCGATGCTCCTCCAGGAGGTCCAGCGCCGCGTCGCGCTTCTGCGCCTCGGTCGGGCGGTTGAGGAGGTCGAGCTGCTCCGGAGCGCGGAGAGCCTTCTCCGCGGCCTCGACGAGCCCGCGGGACCGCTCCTCGACGAGGGCACGCTCGGCGAACTCCGCTCGGGCTCGGAGGCGGTCCGAGACCGCGGCGGAGCGAGCCAGCTCCTCGACCCGCTGCGCGTGGTAGCGGACGTCTCCCTGGAGGAGGCGGTTCGCCTCGGCGAGAGCATCGCGCTCGGCGAGAGCCGCGTCCCGCTCGATCCGGAGCTTCTCGACGAGGGCCGCGAGGTCGCGGACGTCCTGCGCGAGACGCTCCTGCCAGCCCTTCACCTCCATCAGCTCGTCTTCGAGCGAGAGCATCATCGCTGCCTCGCCTTCTCGTCCATCCGACGAGCGAGCCGCTCCGCGTCCTCGAAGGACCAGCATCGGGCGAGCGTCCCGAGTCGGCCCTCTTGCGTCGGCCCGACGACGTAGGCCGCTCGGCCTCCCTGGGCCTCTCGGTCCTCGATCGCTTCGTAGTCTCCTGCCTTCGTCTGCCTCATGCTCCCTTGCCTCTCTGGCGCCCGGAGGCGCCGGTCAGTCTTCGTCGCCCAGCTCTCGCAGGACGCGCCGCGCTCGGCGCCGCGCCTCCTCGACTCGCTCTGCCTCTCCTGCCTCGGTCGCGTCGAGCAGCTCGGCGAGAGCGAGGACCGGGTCCGTCTCCGGAGCGATCGCGCTCCGGTAGTAGCTCAGGGCGCGGATCGCCGCTTCGAGCGCCTTCGATTCCGAGACGTCGAACGACCTCGCCCCGTCCTTCCGGTCGGGCTTGCTGATCCGCTCGCGGAGCCACTCCAGGCGCCGCTCCAGGTTCGCGATGTGGGCGCCTACCCGCTCGATGCGAGGCGCGACGTCTGCGCTGCTCATGCTCTCCTCGTCTGGCTCTCGGCCTCGCCGCCAGCGTAGCACCTTCGAGCGTCGGCGAGGGCGCCGATCGCACGATGGAGCGCCGCGTAGGCCTCGCCGACTCCCTCGACCGAGGCCGAGGCGGAGTAGGGCTCCCGGCTCTGCCGGTAGGCCGAGAACGACTCCAGGACGCCCGAGGTCGCGTCGAGAAGCTCCCGCAGGGTCGGAGGGGCGGACGACTCCTCTCGCAGCTCCAGGGGCCTCCCAAAGCGCCCGTCGCGGAGCAGCGCCTGGAGGTCGTCCGCAGCGATCGCGAGCGTCAAGCGCGGGCCCGCCGCGGTGTGCTCTGCCCCGACGATGGTCCCTCGCTTCGTCTTCGTCATTCGTCCTCCTGCTCTCGCTGCGCCGTCTTCGCTGCCTGCCGCAGAGCCCGCGCAAGCTCCAGGGCGTCCTCGGGGTCGAGGTCGAGGCGCTTCGTCACGCGGTCTCCGCCGTTCGGGCCGATCTCCCACAGCTCGACGACGACCTCGACGAGAGCGAGGCGCGTCGAGGGAGCGACCGTGATCGACGCGCAGGCGTCGGAGTCGATGACCTCGACGAGCTGACGAGCGACGCTCACGACGCCTCCTCTGCGAGACGCTTCATCTCGCGCAACGGTCCTATCGGACGTCGGCGGGATCTGTTCAATAGGACGAGCCTGTAGTTTCGGGCGTTTTCGCGCCCTGTCAGTCCGTGCGCTCCGGTCGTCATTCGTCGTGTCCTTTAGGCGGTCGGCTCGGCGTTGCTCCATGGGCCAACCGATCGCTTTCCCGCTCCGCACGGGCTCCCGCTCGCGTCCGATACCGCCCCACGAAGGCAAGAAACGGCGGTTCTTCGATGTGATCCCAGACGTACCAGCCGGGGGCGAGGCCCCCGTACTGCACGATTCGGCGCTTCCGACCTCTATGCGCCATGGACCGTCTCCACGAGAGCCCGCAGCCGCTCGACCTCGGC